TTTACCTTATCTTTAGTCGGCTTTTGAACTGGAGCTTTGACACCCATTCCAATTGATTGGCCTTCACGAAGTTTTTTATTAGGCATAATTTTTTCCTTTAAGTTAGAGAAAAAACCCCCTAGAAACCTTTTGGGAAACTAGGGGGAGTCTACTCACGTGAAGAGTATTAAACTCCAGGAGTACCCCACAAGGCACGTGGGTCACCCCAACCGAAGGCATAACGCTCGTACGATTTAGCCTTAGCGTTCATCGTATCGAAATCATTGTCTTGGTCGAAAGTAATAGCTTGACGCTCTTGGTGAATCATACCTGTGTTCATTGGCACGTTAGCACGAATAAAGAATGCTTTGGTGCTTGTCAGGTAATGGTTCATCTTGATACCTTCAGGCAATGCGTTAGTAGCGTGTAATACGTTTACAGCGTTACTTGCAGTACCAGGAGGATTAGCACCAGTGTTGTATGAATATACAGACTTCAAAATACGATTAGCTTCAAACCAGTTGCTTGGGTGAACGATGATGGAACGTGGCATCAAGTTGATGCGGAGTCCACGGTCATTCAATGCGAGCATCTGTTGAATAATCAAGTTCTCAATAGCTGCTTCAGACAAGTTAGCTGCAGTAGTTAACAAGTTGCTGAATGTGCCACCGGAAGTATTTGGGTGTGAAGCATTCAAGAGTGATACACCGTCGCCACCAGCATAGCTGTTGGAGAAAGCGTTGTTGTATACGTTAGCAGCAACGTTCTCTTTGGTTTGACGCATAGAGAAAGCGTTAGCAGCAGCACGACGCTTGGAAACAACTTCATAGAGGTTGTCAGCAAGTTCTTCTTGGGTAACGATGTAGCCCAAGCCGTATGCAACGTTGGTTAAACGAGTTACAAAACCTTGAGTCTCAGAGTCGTAAACAACGCCTTGACCTTGTGGTTTTTGTGGAGCAAGACCGAAGCCAGTAGCTTGGACGTACTCTTCGTAGTTTTTGTCAGATGTGGTTGTATCGAAAAGGTCTGTGTATTCGATAGGATGTTCATTGTATGAACGACCCCACCAAGCCTTAATACCAGGCCACAGTGCTTTTGGAAACGAACCAGTTGTAATAATACCAGCCATTATTTATTCTCCTAATTAAATGCCAGCAGATGGACGTAACATCTCTGAGTTGTTGAACAACACAAAGAAACGTACATAAGGCCCCAAGATGTTACCTGGGATTGGTTCAATTCCAACAATCTTCAATACTGCAGTAGAAGATGTGGTGGTACCGGTCAACACAGTTGCGGACATCTGATTTGAAATAGAAGGAGCAGCTACAGTGTAGGTTGCATTCTTATTAACATCGGTTGTCGTAAAGGTTGTGCTGTCGCCTTGGATGCAATAGACTTGGTCTGGGTCATCGTTAACGAGCAGGTAGTAGGCTTGTGACTTAGAAGCAGGAACGCTAGTAGTCGTCAAGTCAATGTTGGTACCCTGAATAGAAGGGTTATTTGGGTTAGCAATCAATACGCCAGTTACAACACCACGAGGTGTTTGACCAGACGCACATTTTGCAACTGCGGGAGTACCGTTAGCGTCGCCACCGTCAACTGTGTAAATTGTGTCACCGATGTAATACGCAGAGGTATCAGTCGATGGAACGTAGTAAACACGTTGTTGTTGGTTGTTAACGCCACTTGTACCATAAATCACGGCTGAAAAGCCGAATGGTGCGTTTAAATTCGCCATTATGATAAAGCTCCAATTAAATTAAGTTTAGTTCCGCTTAATCGAGATGCCAGCGTTGTAACGCCCATCTTGACCAACGGCTCCATTAATATTTCCACTAGCAATCGCATCTTCAACTTGTTTATTTTGAGCTTCGATGGTAGCCATATCTTCCTCATGCCACTCATTCTTAATCTTCATCAAGTATGCGTATAAGATGTCGCCTTGCTGTGTAGTTCCTACCTTTTGTTTGATTCTGTCACTCATGTCGACGTTTGACGGTGTTACACCATCCTCTAACTCTGTCTCACCTTTTGTGACAAACTCATATCCGCTATCTAGTGCCGATTCGACGTTTCCATCATCATTCATCCAACAAAGGTGATGACCTGGAATTTCGAACTTTACTGCCAAAGTTAGTCTTGGAACACCAATCGAATTACGTCTTGGGCGTTGAGCCTGTGAACGAACTGTCTCGGTTCCTCGTTCAGATACCGAACGAACTAATGTTTCAGGACTACTTTGTGCTTCTTTGCTTACTCTTGGCATTATATTACTCCTAACTTATTTTAAGGGATTTTACTATAAATACAACAGTTATTCACCGAAATATTCTTTTAAATAAGCCTCACGTGTAATGAGACCCTGTTTTTCAAACTTTTGGCACGCTGCTTTAGCTTCAGGAGGCAGGTCGTTATAGCCTTTTCCACCCTTTGCAGATGCTTTAGGTGCGGTTGTTCCCTCTACAGGAGATGGGCGACCACGGTTAGCATTAGTAAATTTCTCAGGATAAGCCTTCTTGACACGCTTGGTAACTTCATCAAGGAATGCCTCACCGATTAGGGTTGGCTGTTTACGCTTGATAACTTCACCAATCAGGTTGGCTTCTTCAGTCAATTCTGTGTCCGTACCAAACCACTTGTTATCCTCATTCCACTGTACGAATACAGGGTCAGGTTGATTGGTTGGGCGAGCTACAGGCTCAGGCTTATTGGCTTTGAGTTCGTCAATAGCGTCATCAATCTGTAATACCTTGTCACCATCGCCAGTAGAAATAGCTTCTTTCTTCTGTTCACGAAGGTCTGACATAGCTCTTTCGTAGGCACGCTTTTCTGTGTCGGCATGAAACTTCTTGAATTCCATCATTGTGGTTTTCATTTCGGCTACTTCACGCTTTAGGAAGTCATTGTCCTTACGCAATAGAGCATTAATCTCTTTACCTTTCTTTACAAAGGTTTCTGCGTCAACCCATTTGTCTTCTGGGCCGTTATAGTCTTCTTGGGGTACCCATCCTTGGCGTTTTGCCTCGGCTAGGGTCTCTTCGTCAACCTCAGGGATTGATTGTTGCTCTGCAACATCTGTCGCTTCTTCGGCTACTACTGTTGCTTCTTCAGCAACGATTTGTTGTTCTTCACTCATTTATTTTCTCCAGTTTTGGTAAGGCAAATATCTAAATCGTTTAATACACGGTACTCTATTCCGTCGAGGGATTCTTTGGGTCTGATGAGTTGTCCAGCATACCGTCCAAACTTGACGTAGTCACCGACTTTGCACCAAGGTTCCGATTGGTCGGAATAAGCAGTATTCCCAAGCTCGACGACGACGCCACTGTCTTGACCAAGCTGTTCCTTGTCTGCGGTGATGTCAGCGATAATAATGCCGCTTTCTGTGGTTCTTTCAACTTGTTCTACCCGCACGAGTACACGGTGACCCGTAGGTTTCCATCCAGATGTATTCATTAGACCCCCGCAATGTCTGCATATTCGAGTTCGAGAATCTGATTGATAGCATATACGCCACCAAGTGCAAACTGGTTGTCTGCTTCAGTTGTGAACTGCCGATTAGCCCAAGCATCTTGAGCTTCTGATTTAGCCTTGCGAATATGTGCGAAGACTTCCTCAGTTACGTGGTAACTCTTCCACTCCCGAAATTCCTGTTCCGTCATTACTTGCCTCTTTCTCTAGGTTTTGCATCATTTCTATAGACTTAATAATCCCATCTACGTGTGCTCTCTTAGCACCGATTTGGGCTTCCAACATCGCAATCGCATGACCAGACTTGACTCCATCTGCTTGTTCGAGTTCAAGTACAGCCTTCGCTTGCAATTCTGTAATCTTGGCTTGTTGTAGCTCTGCTTCTTGCATGAGCTTGGCAATACCAAGTTTAAATCTGAGTTGATGGTTCATCTGACGCTCATCATTCTTCATCTTCTCTATTTGCATCTTCTCTGATGGGCCTGGCTTGATAGCGTTAGGGCCTTTAGGGTCAGGAAGAATTTGGTCAATAGCAGAGACTTTGAGTGCGTCTAAGTAACGTTTTTGGACTTCATACATATTGAAGCCCCCTGTAGATGTGGCTAACTGTAATACGGCTTGTGCTTGCATTTGACGTTGACTATCTGAAACAACGTTAGGGTCAGCAGCAGGTTTTACTAACTTCATATCCATAGCATAGTCGTCGGGCAATACAAACGATAGTTCGCTGTTGTATTCAAACTCGACTGGCTCGCTTGGCAAATAGAGTTGGTTAAGACGGTATAGCTTTTGGAATTCCTCTTTCATGGCTCTCCAAGTACGCTTGTAGATACCATTGAATACTTTCATACCTTGCTCGACGGTGTTACGGCTTGTCTCAGCAGGAGTATTTTGACCAGGGCTTACACCGGTCATAATGTCGGTTGCACCCGCAATACGCTCACCATAGTTAATCAGAAGCTGTAATAGCTGATAGGAAACTTGGTTAGGTTCACGGATAGGTAATGGGAAGATGTTGGCACGCAGGTCGTCGCCTGTACTGTCTACACGCTTCCACTCATGTGGTTTGAATGTGTAGTCGCCACCCTTAATCTTAACGCCACGCCCTAAGAATCCGCCACCGGTAACACTCATCGTACCAGCGTCAATCAACTGGTTAACGATTGTGTTTACAGAGTCATTGGTAGGGCCTAGTAGGACACCGTATCCCAAATCATAAAAGCCACCATCTGGACTAGGTACAAAACCATACTTTGTAAAGTACTGTTCAGGCTTAATACGGATAATTTCGCCATTATGGTATTCAATTGAGTCCTCGAAGTAACGGGCAACGATACGATAGATTTTGCTAGTGTCTCTGCGGATGTAAGCAATGTATGGCTCTTTGTAACCATCTTCATCAAAGTCGTGCCAAAAGTGGGTTTCAAAAAATTCGTATGGGGTATCGGGGTCGCCTGTTGGCATACGAACACCCTGTGCATCTTCCCTAGCATTAGTCAACATTGACTGGTTAGGAGTGGTAGGAGGTGGTTCGTCTTCAATCTTTAGAAACAGCCCACGGACTTGACGCTCATGTAGGTCATTGGACGACAGGAGAATACGGTGTGATACTCGTGGGGATTCAGGAATAGACTTAGTGTAGTAATTGACTACAAAGTCATTAGGTAGAACCAACTCAGATACGTTGTGACCTTTTACAGGGTCAAAGTACGACTTCTTGATTGCAGTACCTGAAATAGCTTGGACTAGTAAAGTCTTGTCGGTGTTCTCTTCCCAACCTTCATCTTCTTCCATAACCTGATAGGTCATGTGGCGGGAGACTCGGTCTGCACGTTTGTGCATTTCACCGTCGTCATCTTTGCCGTAAACTTTACATTTGACTACTTCGTTATTAGAAATCAGGGCAGGATATGCACGGCTATGATATTGCATAGCAGCAATAGTAATCAGTGGGAACTTAACGTTTGAGGCTCCAGGCCAAGGGAATGTTTTCTTTTCAACTACTTGTAGGGCTAACTTGTTAGCACGCTCGTTACGCTCTTCCCATTCAATGCGGGAGTTTAAGTCTAGGTTGATGTCATTCATCATTACCTGACCCAAAGAGGATAACTCCTCATCGTCCATCATTTCAGCGATATTGGGGGAACGTAGGAGTTCTTCTATTTTCATTGTTTACCTTGTGGAATCTTTACAGGAAAATACCATAGCATTGTAGCAGAGTCAATAGCCTGTATAGATAGATTGTCCCTGAAATAATTCCCCGCCAAACTCCTGTTCATAGAGTTCATCGTCTAGTTCTTCCTTGGTAGGGGCGGATGTCACCTTGTCTAACGCTAATCCCACATAGGCTAGAGCGTCTACTTGGTCGTCGTGCTGTCCACGAGGGAATACTAACATCTCGTCTACCAGGCTGGCATACCAATTGCATTCTTTGTCAAATCGTACTCCTCCTGCCCTCATACGGGCTTGGAGTGGCTTGGCACGTTGTTCTTTGTCTACTTTAGGGGTTACAGCGTGTAGATTGATGTATTGACCACGCTTTACCATTTCCGCATTGAGGAAGGCATCGAGCGTATGCTTAATTTGCCCTTTCTCAGCGATGAACAGATTAGGAGAGTATTTCTCTTGTACCCAGAACATATTTTCGATGATTTCAAAGCCATCCCATCGACCACGTCTAATGTCCACGACGTGTAGGATACCCTCATCATCCATCCCTGCAATTGCAATAACCGTATAGTCGGACTTAGTCTTTTTGGTAATAGCAAAGTCAATAGCAGCATAGTACTCCAAATAATCAGGAGTATCGGCATGAATAAAGTCGTCTTTATGAAAGTAAGCATTTTCGGCATCAATGGGTTTATTTAGGTATTCTTGGCTATATCCATCAGGGTTACCTTGGTTTATATAAGACTGGCGGATTTCTAATAGCTTATCTTTATTGAGTTTCTCAGGCCATAGTAATTCACTAAAGTCTTCGTTATGGGCTGCAAAGCGTTCAGAATCCCACAAGGAGTCCTTTAAAAGGCGTTCTAGGGCAGAATCCATGTGTAGGACTGTCCCTACCATTCTAATCTTGCAATATTCAGAACCGCAAGGAAACAAATCATTAAATAGCCAATTACGGAATTTCTCCCTTCGTTGAGGGTTCATAACCTGCTCTGCCCCCTCTGCGTCATCAATGATAATTAGATTTGGGCGTTTGCCATTCCACTGTAAACCCCGAACCTCTTGTTCCGAACCTTTGGCTATTATACAAAACTGATGTCCGTCTAATAACTCAACGACGACTTCGGTTTCGGTGTCTTTGACAAACCGTTTAACCCCAAATTGAGCTTTAAGCTCCTCATTGACCAAAAGCTCAGTTTTAATATTAGCCAGGAAGCGTACGACCTGTCCTTCGGTCTTAGAGACTAAAAGGATGAAATCTCTATCACGGAATAGGGCTGAGGCTAGGGTTCCTGAGAAAGTAACTGCGGTAGTCTTTGCAGTTCCCCTGGGTGCGGCCACAACAACACGGGGATTATCATTACAGAACTTATCCCAAAGGGTACGATGAAACTGTGGAATAGCCTTAACAGCATCCATACGAGGAGCTAAGAATACTCTAACAAATCCCTCTATGAGTGGAGCGTCTAACTTCATTATGTCCTTTTCCTATAGAGAGAGGTACAAGACATCTCCCTTACAGGAAGAGCATAACACATAGGAATAACCCTTACAACAAGTTAGTGAAGGTTAACAAAGTCTAAATTTGAATTTTATATAAATCGTCGGAA